CTGATATTTAAAAAGAGAAAGCTCCGCGAAGAGCAATAAATATCCACAGTACTTTTATAGTCCCCTGTGGATACTATATTAGTACAAAAGTTTAAAAATTGCTCTTAAAATTTATTTTAAAAAATTACAAAATTACATACAAAAATTTAGAGCTATAAAAAATTATGTAGTTTTAGTGTAGTACGTAGCACGTACTGAATACAAACCCGGACTCGTAGGAGCGGATGATACTGTTGACTTTGGAGTTGCGTCAACATTAGGAGCGATATTCGACACAGTCGGAAGAAGCTGATAAAAGGATCGCGTTGGAGCAGTACCTACACCATAAGCACCTATCGCCACATTTGGGGCAAGCACTTGGTAACCAAGACGGGCTACGTCGTCAAAGCCACAAAATACCTCGATAGAAACCGCTTGGGGTTGTTCTGCTTGTGAAGGAATGTAGTTTATGGGAGTAGCATATTTAATCACAATGTTGCCAAGATCATTAGCCGCTAGATTAAACAAACTAGTATTCCCAGTGTGTTTCACTTTAGTTCCATTTCCAACAAAACGGAAAGGAGACATAAAAGGAACCCTAAACTCAAACTGCGAACACATCATAGCCATTCGGTTAGTGTCGGTACCTGGATCCTCTTCGGACATCAAATATCCTGAACCTGGGATAATGTAATTGGGTCTCTCCATGCCAACTGTTTGCACGGAATATGCTGTGTCATAGGCCCTAGCGGGTGGGGTAAATTCTGGAAATTGGAACATTTCACGCAAAGGCTCATAAAGAGCTGTACCGACATTGGGTAGTGCATCACCACTAGCCCAAGACCTCGTGTTTCTATCATATACGATACTAGGTGGAACATACCAAATTTCTCCGAATGCAGTACCATTTAAATTGACTTTAAATTTCACACCGCCAGCCAAACCCAAGTACATTTTATTGATTATACCGAGCGTAGAATCCTCTCGCAAGTCGTAGTTTGTATCCAACGTGTTTTTTGGGGTCATACCAAGTAAATCGGCAACACCTAGTTCAACCATACCATATGAACCATCTGCTTCTCGCGCTGCAATACGCTTCGAGTAGACTTTATACATACGTCTGGTATAATCTCTAACATTTTTAATGGGCCTAAGGTCGTACACATCCGAATCATTTTCATTTGCATGTTCTTGCAATGTCAAAGATTCCTGTGTGCTTATACCATTAGGTACAGTCGCTGATTCACCCTTGAACGAAATAAGATCGACGCTTTTTTCTACCTCTTCAGATTCGCGAACAGACAACACTGGGTTGGCTTGGTAAGCAGATCCACTCAACAGTGGATTAACAGCATACCCGAAGAAATCAAAATCATCGTCGGCACTTATATAAACGTTGAAGAGCGCTGAAGTAGCAACACTACCATTCGTCACAAGCGGTTGATGCAGATAAATATAGTAAGACCCATGCTGCATGGCATTCATCGTGAAATCCGTACTACACGGCAACTGGTTCAAAGCGGAGCAAAAAGGTAATTTTACCTCTTGAATTTGACCTCCTGCGGAAAACTCAATAGTCTCCATCATTAAATTAGAAATGTTATCAAAAGTTGGTGTTGAGGTCAAAGCTTGATTGGCTGGGGAATAATTACGCGCAAGTGTTAATTTACAAAAATGAAAATTGCTCATAACAGATTGGATATAAATTTTAATTCCACCTTTCCAAAATCTACTTAAATAGTGAAAAGTTTGCAAAAGATTTGAAGATATATTTGTATACTGTTGATCTCCATTGAAATCAGTATAAAAAATATCACTCACTTCCTGTAGCGGAGTTATAGGACGTGACCACAGCAAAGTTCCAGCAGTATCTGTTGTGTCAACTTTAAATGTTCCAAGATACTGGGGTTTAGAAATTAGTTCCTTAAGATGCATTTCGTCGACATGTGTGTCGAAAGTGTAATCAGTTGTGATTCTCTCGAATTGTGTATAAGGATCCAATTTATCATAGAAATTTGTTGCGTCGACCGTATTCAAATTCTGCCTAAAAACAATCGCATCCTTCTCACTAATCAAGGGATTGTCAGGAGAATGCAATCCTGTCCACTTTCTGATATAAGATCTTGTATTATCTAGGATATCACTTGTAAACTTCTTTCCGACGGAAAAAACTCCGTCAATCGCTTTCGTAACAGATTGCGAAAAAGACTGACCTACAAATGGCACCCAGGTAACATCTACGTGAGGCACGTAGAATTCAAGTTCCGTAAACATAAAGTGCGCAGTGATTGAAAGAGAGGTGGAACCAGAGGTTGGTGACAACAAAGCATTTAAAACATAAAGAGACACTTGAGCATAATCTGCTGAATCAGTAGCAGGCAAAACTGTTTGCCCATCCAGATCAACAAGCTGCAATTTTGAATTTACATAAAAAGGAACTTCTACATTAACTGCTGTAGATTCATTAGCGTACAAAAAAGCGTGAGGAGCACACATTCGAGTGTTCATGTCGTATATTGTGTTAGCGAGACATCCCAATGGAACGGCTGAAGCTAAAATGCACCCTTGGTGCATAGGCGTACCTGCTACTTGCAACACAACATTCAACCTTGCTCTATAAAAAACTGATGCAGAAAACGGTATTCTAGCCAACGGATTGGTTAGAATATCTGTGGGAATACTTATATTCGCTAAATTTCCTACTGAGGCCGTGGTCCAAGGAATATTTTTAATAAAATATGGTTTATTAAGAATCCTCGAATAATCCATTTCTAGCTGGGGCGGGACATTTTTAAGCTTAGGAAATTTATCATAGCGAATAGGCGAATCTATTAAAGCCCTAGTTCTCACGCTAGAGAAATAATTCTCCGCAACGGGCGCCACCAATGATACATCTTTATTTGCATTTCCAAAGGAGACGGAGGTGCCCGTAGTATTCGTGTTTTCTGTTGTTTGTACTTCCGACTTTTGATCAGAAGCACCAAAATTTACAAAATTATTATTTACATTGTTTGCGACAATTGTTTTACTCCCTAGTATAATTGTCAATTTCTAGTAAGAGATTTTTATTTTTAAATAAAATTGTAAATTCGTAGCTATTAGTAAAAATAAAAAATTAAAATTAAAGCTAATATTATAACTCAAAAATTTACAAAGTAAGTTATCAAAATTATTAAAATTTCAAAAAGAAACTAATTTTAAAAATATGAAAAGGAATAATGTTCTTTTAAAGATTCGACTTCGGTTGTATACAAATTATATAAATAATTTTCAGTCAACACAGGCGGAACAACATTTAGCTCTGACACTCTATGAAGAAAGTCAGCACACAACGCCTTTCTATCTGGGTGCAGATATATCTCGCGCTGATAATTATGCATTTTATCGTACATAACTTGCCAAATATCCTTTGAGTAATCTACCCATGACAAACCTGATTGCAATACAACTAAATCGAGTGGACACATTACGCGCCCTATTTTATTATGATACACAAATTTTCGTTTTAAAAAAGTTATTTCTTCAATATCATCAAAAGGTTTGCAAATAATATCTTTTGATGACGTAGTCAAGTCCATTCCTAAAGATTGATAAAAATCGCGCATCGTAAGCGCATTATGGCTGCTCAACAAATTGGAGTTCTTAATAGCATTCACGCTATCATCGCCATACAAATAATCTATAATATTTTCTGAAAATTGTCCTGGAGTTGGTTTTTTACAAAATTTATTCTTCCACTCCCTATAAAACCACATTGCTGTATAAAATCTGTGTACAAAACTATTCAAAATTGCGGTTAAAAAAGAACCAGATGACATTGAGTGCGTTGTCAAAATTACGTCATCTTGTATGCTAACTATAGATCTAAAAATGCTTTCTATCAAAATGGAACCTATTTCTCTATCTTCAGCACTCATGAAACTAACAATCAAATCAAGTACACTTCTTTGTACTTGTGGAGACATTTTTCCATCCCACTTCTTTACATCCCCGGCGAAGACACCTTTTGATTTCACCAAACGTTGATACATACCATCCCAATCTCTAAAGGGATTGCAACCAATCATAATTTCGTTTTCATCACGATGGGTCACTATGTGTTCAACAAACTTGCCGAAATATTTCTTCGTTAGGATTTGATTGATTATAGTTCCAACTCTGAAGCTTCTTGGTTCGCCTTGCTTTTCGTCAGACCTAAGTTCATCCTTTAAAGTTTCTACCCAAACCAACTTTTCCCAATCGATCTTTCCATTTTTAATGTTTTCCTCAAATTCTAAGATCAATTGGCGACAAAATGGTGTCAGCTCTCCCTTTTCAAAATCCACATAAGCGGATTTTTCTTTGAGACAACCAAAACCATTACTTGAGTCCTTGTTCAACCCTGCCAAGTTTTCATTTCCTTTGACAATTTCTTTTTCTGTCATTTTCCCAAATGGCACTAACATTAACTTACAAACATCCATGGCGTATTTTAGTTCTTCTTCTGCCACGAATTCGCACGGCTGTAACGATTTTTTACAAACGTCTTTTACTGTACATTTTCCGCTGTGTTGTAAGTTGGCAGGACTTCTTGAAATTGGGTAAACGCCGTAAAGCGGGGAAGGTCCGAAGTTTGTCTTCGTTGGAACTGAAGCTCCTAGATTTGCATCTAGTTTCACATAAGAACCAGTCACGGGCTTCTCACTTTGTGAAAAGTCGAGCACATTGTACGTTTCTTTTAGTGTTTCCTTTAGCAATCGTAGAAAATTAGAACTCCACAAGACTGCACAACCGGCTGAAATAACTTCACTACCAGCAACGTGCATGCCTTTGAGATTTCCTCTCTCATCTACAATCACACTACCACAAACACCACTTCCTCTCTCAGTGTACAACGCGCGATTCTCTTCCAACAAAGTGTTTTTGATAACGCGGTTTTTGAGCAACCCGCTACCTGGAACTGTGTAGGTGACACTTCCCGTATATGGAACTTTAATCTTACCATAATCCAATATCTTGGTATCACCCAACCAATATTTTATTGGTTCAGTATTAAAGTCACAGTGTGAGGCAACAGACTTAAAGGGACTAGGATATGAATTAGGCAAAGACAAAACACACGTATCCTCTTGTTCACTTCGTAACACTACAGTGCACTTTTCCAAATCTATTAAAATGTTTTTCAATGAATCATCGTTAAACACTTTAATATATACTGTGGGCGAGCCAACCGCATGACTAGGGAGAATGATCTTTCGACCACTTACTAAACACCTGGATACGATCCGCTCATTCTTATCATCACTAGGATAAATTTCACAGTATTTGACATTTTTCTGCACAAAAGAAACTCCCGTGTGAACTTCTTGGAAAGCAACGTGTGTTTCACCTTTGAATTCAACATTTCCTAAAAAATAATAAGTAAAAAGATAAAAACAGCCCATTACCAGACTGTAACTTAATGCCAAAATAGAAAGATGTGTTAAAATTGGATTATCTAAAATTGACCTAAAAACGGCAACAAAACCATCCCAAAAAGATTTTAACTTGGATAAAAAGAATTCTTTACATACATTAAAAAACCCAACAGGTGAAAAATTAAAATTATCAATTCCTATAAAACCTAAAACATAAGAAAGTTGATTTTTATAAGCAATATCTAAAATTGGAGCATTCTCGTCCAAAGAGTCGTCTCGAGTCGAAATTATATCTTGCAGACGACAAAAATTTTTCCTTGTAACTATAGTTTCTGAATCAAAAAATTCATCTTCGCTAATAGAGCCACTCTCATCGGAGGAACTACCAGTTTCTCCTTCAAAAAGATTTTCACTCAGAAATTCTTTTTCTGATTGTGAGAGGGGAATTCTCTCCCTAAAGCTCTTTCTCAAAAAGCAAAATCCATCAACTATAGTTTTCATCCATTTCAACAAGTCTACTCGTGTCGTATCTTCATTTATTACAAATTTTGGAGGTAAAATTATGTTTTTCTTTACAAACAGAGAATTTAAATCTGGAGGAAAATTTTCTACAAAAGTATTTCTATGTATATCAAAATATTTAAAAGCAACCGAACCAGCTAATCTTCCATTAACATTCTTTGCTTGCGCGAAGTCAAAAACGTAACCTCGCCGCCACAAAGCTTTAATATCCGATATACAATCTTGTTTAGTTAAGCCTTGAATATTACTAAAACAATTTGTTGTTAAAAAAATTATATCTGAACTAAAATTTTTTGTATCTTTCAATTTTGCGTCTGCACAATCCAACGGCAACTTTACTGGTGAAACCATATTTATTATCATTCGCCATTGAGAAATTCCTTGTTGACCCACATCATCCATATAAAAAATCTCTTCGTTGTTATATGAGTCATAAAAATCTTTACCATCTTCAACTGATTTAACAATATGTACATATGCCGATTTATTCATCGACTCTATCAGTGGTAACATGGTATAAGATTTTAAGGTTCCGGGGGGTCCTTCAAAAATAAAACAAACAGGTTCTTGTCTACCCATTTCGCCATAGGACTGTGCAACTTTTCCTAGTCTAACCAAAGCCTCAATAACATGACTAACGCCTGCATTTCTGCGCGCCCAAGAGAAAAAATCTAAATCCTCTTGCAGACTTTTGTTAAACTCAATTACTTTTTTCCTAAAAATTTCATTACTAATGACTCTCGGATTTTTTGTATATTCAAGGAGTAATTTTTTTCCTCCTTCCAAGAGACTGTGATGTTTTGTAATATTAACTAAATTTAAAAATTTTTGAAAATAATTATAAAAATTTGAAGGTAAAATTTTTTCTAAAAAACTTAATAAATATTTTAAAATATCTGAAAACCAAGTGACCATAGAATGATACAAGCCTAGATCGTCCACAACTTTCACATTAGTGAAAAGGGATGCCCTTCTTAGTAATTCTGTCAAAGCACTGGGTAAAAACATACTAATACCAGCAAGTAAAATTCCGTCACTAGATTGGCCTTCAAATGAAACTTCTTTTAATGTGTACAATTCAACAACTAATTTTAAAAAACCAACCACACTCGGAGCATCCGAGAGTGATTTGAAACTCAACAAAATATTTGAAACACTAAGAAAAACTGAAGTTTTACACAAATGTTTAACTGTGGATAACTTGTTCAGAATGTCGATCACTAACCGCATTCCATCCACAGCGCCGAACAAGGTATCAAACATGGATTCACCTCTAAAGGTCGAAAGAGCGCGCTTAAATTGCTTATTCCACGCTCCTACTACCCTTATTTTTGAATTTCCTTGAACGATTGTCTTTCCATTTATATTTATAAATGTTGTTCGAGAAATTTTCTTTATGCTACTATTACTTGTATAGTAGACATAGTAGTTGATTTCGGGGTGACTGTTGCCAACAGCCTTGTTTTGCTCTCCTTGATTAGTTTTCTTGTTTTGACAATTCATTTTGATTTATTTAAATTAAAGTGGCAAATAACTTTAAACCAAACTTGAACACATCAAGCACCATGCGTTAATGATATTTGGTACCACTTAAAATAAAGCTTTATTAAATAAAGCCTATCAATAATAAAAAACAAACTTTTATATAATTTCGAAATTTTCACAGAATAAAAGTGACCTCGGGAACGCACCAGCCCTAGCAAGGCCCATGCGTGGGAAAAGCTCATATATGACAATAAAATTATCACTAGGAGGTGATGGAACCATTCGCATCACACTAATCGATAATAATTTTGCTCACAGATGAACTTCCCCTGAGATTTGTTACTAATGAGACACCAGAGATTGGCTAAATCGTAAGCGTAACATTTCAGCTACCAAAAATCAAGCGAAAGGAGTCTTAACGCTTGGGAGACTTTTACATCTCCTTTCCTGTATCCTCTTTTATTCAAATTTCATTAATGTAAAAATAAAATAAAATAAACAAATAATAAAATCAAGGTTTGAGTTTTACTTTCTCCAAAGGGAAAAATTATCAATACAGAACTCAGGCAAGCATAACTTGCAAAAGCACCGTAT